ATGGGCTGAAATGTCCGCTTCATTAAGAAACACCTCTGATGGAACCAGTCACATTATCGTCGGCATGTCGTTTGGCAAGGTTCCCGACAAGGTTTATCAGGCAGAAGGTCAGATGGTTACTTGGACGTTGTGGGCGGCCAATATTCAGAACATTCCGGCTTAACGTTTTAACAAAAAGGAGGCAGTAATGAAAAGGGAGATGTTTAAAGAAGTAGATGTTGGAGAAAGAAAGTGGAGGATAGGAAGATTAGATGCATTAACTGGAAGTTATATTACCACTCTTATTTTAATGCAGATGCTTCCATTTGGTGATTTCCTAGTGACTGGAGGGGCGGGGAAAAACAGATCATTGATGAATAAGGAAACTTTTATGGACGTTCAGAGAGAATGTTTGAAAGTTGTTTCCGAATTGAAATCTGTCGGGGGCAATGTCGCTCCTCTTCCCGTTATGCTTTATGATGGTCGTTGGGGCGTTGAAGGGTTGGAAAATGATACTATGACCGTTCTTACGCTTACAATCCATACGTTGATTTTCAACATTGCCGATTTTTTTCAAGGAGACGCATTGAACAACCTGATCAAACCCATATCGGATTTAACCCCGTTCAATGCGAAAGAATAGATCAATTTGCTTATGCTCCGGTCTTTTCAGGGGAGTGGAGGCAGCATGAAGTTTGGGATGGAACTTATACATTTAAAGATTTACTTGATTGGCATGAGATAGCGCAAGTAAAGGCAGAGAATGAAAGAAGATACAGAATTTGGTCTGAAGCGAACAGAGGGCAGTGATGGAAAACGTTCTTGAAGAATATTTAGTAAAACTAGGCATTCAATTTGATAATAATGCTCTTAAAAAAGCAAAAGGATCAATAGATGATTTTAAGAAAAATCTTGAGGGAATGATTTCCAAAAATGTTTATGCTACTGCCGCTGCTAATTTTATTGGCGTTGTCGGTGCAGTTACCATTGAAATAACCAAGATGGTAAATCAGGTAGCAAAGGCCGATATGCAGTATCAGTTGCTTGCACAACGGATGTTCATGTCTGTGCAAGCAACAAAAGCCTTTACTCTTGCTTCTGAAACCATGGGACACAATCTTCAAGAGATTGCTTGGAACGTTGAATTACGAGAAAAGTATTTTGATCTTGTAGATATGGTCAATAAGCTTGAAGTTCCGCAAGAATCTCGTGACATGTTGAAGCAAGTTCGTGGAATTGGCCATGAGTTTGATAGATTGAAACTTGCCGGTAAATTAGCAACTGAATGGTTGGCCATCAGTTTATTGAATCTCAATAAAGGAGCCTTGACGGAAATAAAAACAAAGTTGAGGTCTTTTACAGAAACGATCTTTGATAAAATTCCGATGTGGTCAAAGCAGTTGGCAGAATTTTTAGACGTTCCCATAAAACTTGCATTGACGGTAATACGATTTCTTGGCGACATAAAAGATGTTGCTGTTCCTATACTTTCAACAATATGGGATTGGCTTGTCAAGATTTGGGATATGATGGCTCCTTGGCAGAAGCAGTTGGTTATATTGTCTGGTCTTCTTATAGCAATGTTTAGTCCTTTGTTGGGACCGATTGCTGCCGCAACAGTTGCCTTAACAACTTTCTTTTTATTGCTTGAAGATTTTTATGCTTATTCCGATGGAAGAAAGTCTTCTGAATTGCTTGAGCCTTTTTGGGAGTTTGCTGAATTTTTAAAGTTTACTCTTCAAAAGACAATTTTAAGTGTAATAGTTATTGCAGATCATCTATGGACTGCATTAAAAGGTAAAAAGCATGAAAGTGGTTTAGGATGGAAAGAACATTTGGAGAAAGAGCTTGCAGAACTTGAGAAACTTCATTTTGACGAAAAAGCAGAAAGAGATAGGAAAAGAGAGGAGGCTAAAAAAGCTATCGCAGATGAACAAGCTAAAGAAAAAGCTATCGCAGATGAACAAGCTAAAGAAAAGGCTGTTGCTCCTTCAGGTGCACCAACACCAACAAAGCTACCAACTGCTATTGCTCCACAGGAAAAAGAATTGTTGAACGTCATAGCCAGAGGCGAAGGAACCTCTGACGAACAAGCAAGAAAAAAGGGCTACTCTTCAGGGTATGATGTGACTCTTGGTTATGGTGCTTATGGAGGCAAAACAGCAAAACCTCTTACAGAAATGACTTTAGCAGAGATTGAACAACACCAAACAAAGATGTTGGCTGATCCCAAAAATAAATTAAACTCCAGTGCTTTGGGAAAATATCAGTTCACCAGATCAACTTTATTTGGATCAGGTAAAGATATTGGTGAGCTTGCACGACTTGGTATTTCTAAAGACGAAAAATTTACACCAGAACTTCAAGACAGGTTAGCATTAGCTTTAATTGAAAAACACACAAAAGCTTTTAAGCAAGGAAAAATTTCTCAAAGCCAATACCAAAATGTTTTAGCTGGTCGTTGGGCTTCAATAGCAAAAGCAGGAACCGATGTGAGCGCTTATGGACAGAGAGTTGGGACGACTGGAGCTGATCTTGCCAGGGTTCTTCCGGGCATTAAAAAAGCTTCACAAACTCCTCCGGGGCACCCTGTCTATGCAAAAGCTTCAGATGCTGCAAATGAAGAAACTTATAATGTTAATGTAACGATAAATGCCCAAACTACCGACCCAAAGCAAATTGCAGACGAGGCTACAAGAGGTGTAAAAAAGTCAATACAAGAATTAAGAAAAGAAAAGTTTAATAAGGTCATCAAAGACAGAGTAGCGGCAAGTTAAGAGGGAATGTAAATGTCAATAACAAGTTCGGTAAATTCATTGTCCTCGCTTTATATGGTTGGTAAGGCTGCTTGGAATGTTTATCAAATATTAAATAGACCTTCCATTAAAGCTCCCGGCTCTGCAACCGATGCTTATCGTCCTGCCGACTGGGGGAAATATGGCAGTGATGAAGACCAGATGATTTATCTTGCTCCAAATATTTCAGAAGTTACAGAAGTTAAAACGGGTACTGGGAGTTCTCAAAAAACAGAAGAGCTTACTGTCGGATATTATTTTGACGCATTTACAAAGGAAAATCATGTTGGTTCCGTTAGGGTAACGGAACATCCTGTTCAAGGCGGATCAAATATCAGCGATCATGCTTATAACCTCCCTGACAAATTGACGATTGAAGTTCTGGTTTCCGATTCAGTACAACCTATTGTGTCAGGACAATTTGCAAGCGGTAAAACAAAATCAATATCTGCTTATGAGGTGCTCCGCAAACTGAAAGAAAAGAGAGTTTTGGTTTCTGTAAGGACGCGCCTTCATTATTACACCAATATGATCATTGAAGGCATGAATGTTTCAGACGATTACAAATCCGCTAATAGTTTAAAATGTACGGTAAGTTTAAGACAGGTGATGATGGCAGTTGTTCCGGTTGAGTATGTTACGCTTACCAAGAGACAAGCGGTAGTGGAAACAAACAAGGGTACGAAAAGTGCAACAGATGGCCAGAGCATTCTTAGTGCTGCTGGGCAACCGGTGGGTGATTAACTATGGCATACCAAGAAATACCGTTGACAAGTGATCCTAACCAGGAGTTTTCTGTTACTCTGGAAATTGATGGCGTGAACAGAACCTTGAAGTTTAATTTGAGTTGGAATTATATCGGCGGGTATTGGGTTATGAGGATCACTGATCCAGCAACAGATGAGATCATTATTGATTCCGTTCCTTTGGTTGCCGGTTCTGTAGGCTCTGACGAATTGAACATATTGCACCAACACGAATATCTTGGTATTGGGAAAGCATATATTGTTCCGACAAAAGACCCACTTGAGTATGATCATCCCACAGATGAAAATCTCGGGACAGATTTTGTGTTAGTATGGGAAGGGTAAAATGGCAGAAGACATTTTAGCAACACAAAAGAATCATAAAGAAAAACTGTTTGGGAGAAAATGGAAGATTAGTATTCTTATTCCTTTGTCTGAAACAGAAACCTCTGCTGATCCCAGTAAATATACGGCATATGTCGTATCGAATAGCGATTATGAAGATCAATCTCTGGATGTCACTTTCAAGATAGAAAAGTTTGGGTGGAAGAATCCCAATTTTTCGGAAGTAACTGTTTACAATTTAAACCCGCAAACAGAAAATATGGTCATAAGGTCTGGTGCAAGAGTTTTGGTAGAAGCGGGATATGTCAACGGTGATTATGGTGTCATTTATGACGGCAATGTTTTTCAACCCATGTGGGAAAGAGAAGACACCGTTACATCAAAAGTGACGCTTAAATGTATCGACGCCATGGACATTATTTATGAAAATCATGTGTCTGCTGCTTTTGGTGCTCTTGCATACCAGCAGAACATAGTAATGAACATGGCAGCAAATTCCAGAAAGTCATTTAATATAACGAAAATATCTAGCGGAGTTGGCAATGCACAGTTGTCAAGAGGTAAGGTGCTCTTTGACTCTCCAGCATATTATATGAGAAAGTTTGCACAGCAATATGGGACTGTGATGAGCGCAGTTGATAGAGAAGTTTATATTGACCGTCCTCAAGACCCGATACCGGCCAATTTGACAAAGCAAGCCTTGGTTCTTTCTCCGGGGGTTGGTGGACTGATTGGCACGCCGCAACAGACTCAAGATGGAATAACTTTTACCTGCTTGTTGAATCCAAAGATAAGGGTATTTAATCCGGAGCCTATGTTGGTAAAAATAGATAATGCTTTTATCCGACAAATGGCTATTCAATTTAATTCTGCCGGATTTTCAAGGCTTGATGAAGATGGTATTTATAGGGTGATTGGAATTACGCATACGGGAGCTACAAGAGGAAATGAATGGTATACAACGGTAGTTGGTTGTAATCAGTCGATGGAAGGAACGCTTGCAACGATGTATAAAAACGAAAGTGCCGTTAATAAATAGGAGTAGTTTATGGCATTGGTGAATGTTCCATTATCTGTAAGGCTTGGCGATGAAAACGAAGTTCTTGAGCAAAGACTTGAAAAGTTAAGCAATCGTATTCGTGTTGCTTGCCCCGGAATTGTTCAGAGCTTTGATTCAACCAAGCAAACGGTGACTGTAAAATTAGCTATTAGAGAAATGGTCAGTCTGGAAGGGAATCCTTACGAGAACCTTGAAATTCCCATCCTTCAAGATGTTCCTATCTATATGCCTCGTGCCGGTAATTTTGTTCTGACCATGCCGGTAACGGTTGGTGATGAATGTCTGGTTGTTTTCGGGGACAATTGTATTGATAGCTGGTGGGAGTCGGGAAAGGTCAGCAATCAGTTGGATTATCGCAGA